AGAGATTGGTGCGCTGCTCGTGAACAACCTTGCGTCGAAGCTGGCCGGGCTACTGTTCCCAAGCAGCCGCCCATTCTTCAACATCGAAGTGAGCAAGTCCATCAAGGACGCCGCCAAGCAGCAAGGCGTACAGGACGTGGACCTCGCAAGCGCCCTAGCACAGATCGAGATGGCTGCATGTCAGCGCGTGTTCTTGAACGGATCGTTCGAGCAACTCGTTCTGGCGATGAAGCACTTGATCGTGACTGGCAACGTCCTGCTGTACCGGAACACAAAGACAGGCAAGACAGCCTGCTATGGTATCTCCTCGCATGTGGTGCGCCGGGATGGTGAGGGTAATGTCATGGACATCATCCTGCGGCAGTACAGCGACTTCCGCTCGCTGTCCCCAGAGGTGCAGCACGTCCTCGCACGCAAGAACCAGCAGTACAAGCTGGACACCGACGAGACCCAGACCATTGAGCTGTACACCCGTATCCGCCGTGACCATAACGCGCTCGGGGATGCGGTGTACCACGTGACCCAGCAGGCTGAGGGAGTGGATGTAGGCACTCCCGGCGTGTACCCCGAGCACCTCTGCCCGTGGCAGGCTGTGCCGTGGTCCCTCGTCGTAGGCGAGAACTACGGGCGCGGCTTGGTCGAGGACTACGCTGGCGGATTCGCCAAGCTGTCTGACCAGAGCCTCGCAGCTACGCTTTACGGTATCGAGGTTGCCAAGCTCGTGAATCTCGTGGCACCCGGTCAAGGGGCCAACGTGGACGAGCTGAACAACGCTGGCGTGGGCGAGTACGTCCAAGGCACCGAGGACGCAGTGCACCCTCACGAGGGAGGCGATGCGAAGAAGCTGGAGCAGTTCGAGGCCATCATTCAGAACACCTTCGGGCGGCTGGCTCGGGCTTTCATGTACAAGGCGAACACCCGCGATGCGGAGCGCGTCACCGCGTATGAGCTGAAGCAGGATGCACTCGAAGCCGAGAACACTCTCGGCGGCACGTACTCCTCACTGAGCGCCACCATGCAAGTGCCGATGGCACACGTCCTCGTAACAGAGGCCGACCCCGGCATGCTCGAAGGCATCGTCACCAAGACCGTGAAGCTCGGCATCATCGCCGGTCTGAACGCGCTGGGACGGCAGGCTAACATCCAGAACCTCGCAGCAGCAGCGCAAGACGCAGCAGCCATCATCCCTGTACTCGCACAGCTTTCTAACCGCGTCGATAAAGACAAGGTGCTGGACCTCATCCTCGCGGGGCAGTCGGTTGACCCGACGACCGTGTACAAGGACAAGGCTAAGCTGGAAGCAGAGCAGGCGGCAGCAGCGCAAGAGGCGCAGGCGAACGCCCAGATTCAACAATCAACCACGCTGGCTGACCAAGCCCAGCAGCTACAAGGAATCCAGTAATGGCAGAAGCAGTACAGACCAGCGGCTTCACGATCCCGCCGATCCCGCCGACCGCGCAGCAGGCAGGCTCCCAGCCCGCCCCGGCAGCGCAGCCGTTCCAGACCCCACCGGCCCCGGCTCCCCAGCCAGCGCCGCAGGGCGGCTTCACCCAAGCCGACATCGACCGCGCAGTGGCAGCGGCACTGGCAGGCAAGCAGGCTACCCCGGCGGCACAGGTCCCGGCTAACGTGCCTGCTCCGACCCCGCTGGGCAACCCGGCAGCTTCGCTGGACATCGCTGACGCCGCCGCGTCGGACACCCTGCTGACCAGCCTGACGAACACCTTCGCCACGCTGGGCAATGGCGTGGACATCAACCGAGCCATCGGCAATGCGCTGACCCTGAACAACCCGGCCCTGATCGACAAGGCATACCTGCAAGAGAAGGGCGGCACCAACGCCTCCGCTCTGGTGGCGTTGGCCGAGTCCATCGTGGGCCGCGTGCAGGATCAGACCAAAGCCGCCGAGTCCGCCGTGTACAAGGCAGCGGGCGACAAGGCCACGTGGGACGCCGCAGCCGCAGCCTTCAACCAGAGGGCACCGGCTCACCTGAAGGCGGTTGTCGCCAAGCTGCTGGAGTCCGGGAACCCTGACGCCATCGGCAGCGGCGCTCAGTACGTGCTGGAGTACTCCCGCCAGCAGGGCTTGGTCCCGCAGCAGGCCGGGCTGGTCCAAGCCGGTGCAGGGGTGGCAGGTGCGCAGGCCCTGTCGAAAGAGCAGTTCCAAGAGGCCCTGTTCAAACTGGACAAGAACGCACGCGGCTTCGAGCAAGCACGTGCTGAGCTGTTCGCACGCCGCCAAGTCGGCAAGCAGCAGGGCATCTAATAACAGGGCATAAGCCCACCTGAAAGAGAGTAACACATGGTTCAAGTAGCAAACGTCAATGCCCTGAACCGCCCGATGTGGGCGGGTGCAAACTCGGACGTGGACATCCACATCGAGGCGTACGAGGGTGACATCGAAGGTTCCTTCCGTGTCGAGTCGCTGTTCCGCTCGTCGGGCCTGACCAACTTCAAGTCGGTCGCCAACAACAGCAACACGTGGCGCGGCGACCGCATCGGCACTGCCCAAGTGCAGGGCCGCAAGTCGGGCGACAAGCTGAACGACTCGCGCATCGCCACCGACAAGCTGGTGATTACCGTCGATACCACGTCGTACATCCGTACGCCGTTCGACTACCAAGACGACTGGACCGCACCGGACTTCCAGAGCGAGTACAGCGCCGAGCACGGCACCGCGCACGCGAAGTCGTTCGACCAAGCCCACATCATCCAGCTCATCAAGTGCGCTGCGTTCGTGGCACCGGCCCATCTGAAGCCAGCCTTCAACGACGGCCTGAAGTACACCACCACCGGCTACAACGCCGCAGTCGCTACCGCGAACCTGACGGTGGGCGAAGTCAAGGCCGACATCCTCGTGCAGACCCACAAGACCGCCGTTGGCGACTTCGTGAAGCGCGACATCGGCAGCGGCGAGCTGGTCACGCTGATGGACGTGGACACCTTCACCGCCCTGCTGGAACACAAGAAGCTGATGAACGTCGAGTTCCAAGCAGCCTCGGCAGGCAACGACTACCAGATGCGCCGCATCGCAGTTCTGAACGGCGTGCGCGTCGTCGAGACCCCGCGCTTCCCCGGCGCAGCCATCGCCAGCCACCACCTCGGCCCGGCGTTCAACGTGTCGGCTGCTGAGGCCAAGGCGTGCATGATCCTGTACCTGCCGAAGAAGGTGCTGGTCACTGTCGAGGCCAAGCCGATGACCGTGCGCCAGTGGGACGACCCGGCGAACTTCCAGTCGGTCCTCGACTCGTACTGCATGTACACCGTCGGCCAGAAGCGTCCCGACGCCTGCGCCGTGATCTTCCGCGAGTAATCGCTAGGGCACCTATCCTCCGGGGTGGGTGCCCTTTTTTTTTGGTTTGGACTATGCGACTCTTAACAGCAGTCAATCGGATCATGCCGATCCTCGGGGAGCGCCCGGTTACGTCGCTCGATGTGAAGCACCCCACGCTGGCGCTCCTCCTCCCTAAGCTCGATACCAAGCTGGAGGACGTGACCTCTGTGGGGTGGTGGTTCAACTCCTTCAGCACTACGCTGTATCAGAACGAGGTCGGTGAAATTGCTGTGCCTCTAGACACGCTGGCCTTCGTGCCCACCACGGTCCCCTCCATCGTGCGCGGGGACAAGCTGTACAACCCGGCCACCATGTCCTACGTGTTCGACTTCCCGGTGGCGGGCGAACTCATCCAGCGCGTGCCATTCGAGCAGCTCCCGGAGACAGCCGCGCAGGCGGTGTGGTACGCGGCGCTCGTAGATGCTTACGTGACGGACATCGGCATGGAGCAGAACGTGCGCGAGTGGATGCAGCAGGCCACCGAGGCGCAGACCCGGATGGAGGCCGAACATCTACGGCACCGCAAGTACAGCACGTATAACAACCCGCGCTTCCAACGAGTGCGTAATTCACTGCGAGGCTAAATGTCAGCATTTGAAGATAGCTACAAGTCCCTGCTGCAAGGCGTGTCCCAGCAGATCGCCCGAGAGCGGCTGGACGGTCAGGTGACGGCGCAGGAGAACATGCTGTCCGACCCTGTTACGGACCTGCGCCGCAGGCCGGGTGCGGCGTACGCGTACAGCCTCAGCATCCCGAACGCCACGGCAGACTCGATCAGGGCGTGGGACATCGACCTCGCTGGCGTGCAGTGCCACGTCATCCTGAACACGGTGGACGGCGTGGTGCGAGTGCTGTCCAGCTCGTACTCCCTGCTCGCCACACTGCCAGCGTCGCCATACCTCGTGGCAGCTAGCGTCGGCAGCATCCAAGCGGCCACGGTAGG